TATTTTTTGACTGGGGGGGTCAATTTTAAATTGATGTTTTGTTTTGACTAGGGGGGGGATCGCTTTTTATTTTTTTTTAATTTTTTATATAACATTTTTCGAGAGGGCAGAAATTTGAACCAAAAGTTAATTACTTTACCATACCTATGGCAACCACGGGACTATCAGCTAGATTTGTTTAATAAACTAGTGTTTGAGAACTACAAAAGGGCTATACACATCTGGCACAGAAGAGCAGGAAAAGACCTGTTTGGCTTAAATATACTAATGTTTTTTGCATACTATGGCAAGGTTGGTACTTACTGGCACATCTTCCCTAAATACTCACAAGGTGAAAAAGCTGTTTGGCAAGAAAGCACTAGTGATGGCAGAAAATATATTGATTACATACCAAAAGAGTTAATACATAAAATAAATCAAAAAGAATTAAGAATAACTTTAAAAAATGGTAGCATATATCAAATAGTCGGTTCTGACAATACCGATAGTTTAAGGGGGGCAGGAATTAAAGGGGCAGTATTTAGTGAATATGCAGACCAAGATCCTAGATCGTGGGAAATTATTAAGCCGATGATTGAAGCAAATGATGGCTTTGCTTTATTTAACTTTACACCAAAAGGACAAAATCATAGTTATCATTTATACAATATGGCAACAAAACTTCCTGAAACTTGGTATACGGAAATTAAAACAATAGAAGATACAAGAGCTTTAAGTGTTCAAAAAATAGAAGAAATTAAAAAAGAAATAGCTTTAGAAGGTAAAACATTAGATTTTTTTAAACAAGAATATTATTGTAGTTTTACAAATCCTATTGAAGGTGCATATTATGGCGATTGTATGAGAGAATTAACATTAAAAAAACAAATTGGCAATCATGTTCAATATGATAATTTGCTACCAGTTTATACTTTTTGGGACTTGGGCGTGGCAGATGCTACGGCAATTTGGTTTGCACAATTTGTTGGTAATGAAATTAGACTAATTGATTATTTAGAAGCCACTGGTAAAGGTTTAGATTATTTTATTAGGGAAGTTAAAAACAAAGTTTATGTCTATGAAGATCATTATGCTCCTCACGATATTTTAGTAAGAGAGTTATCCGATTCAAAAACAAGATTTGAAAAAGCGGAGTTATTAGGAATTAGATTTCAATTAACCCCAAAAATACCTAGAGAAGATGGAATTGATGAGGTTAGAAAAATTTTACCAAAATGTTATTTTAATGAAAGCAATACAATAACTGGCATAAATTGTTTAACAAATTATAAAAAAGAATTTGACAATAAAAACAATGTATTTAAAATAACTCCAAAGCACGACTGGTCTTCAAACGGAGCGGATGCTTTTAGATATTTAGCTATATGTTATACTAAAAAATTAGCAAATAAACAAATGGCTAATCAAAGTGTAAAAGCTATTGACAGAAAATATATTTATTAAATTATGGGTTTGGGAAAAAGGTTAAAAAAAGCAATCAGTGGAAAAAAAATTAAAGGAGTTTGGAATGATGTGACAGGTGGAAGTTTAAAAGGTGTTGGTTTAGATTTTGGGGCATCTGCTATGGTAGGAAGACAAGATGCAAATCAAGCTATAATAACTGCACGTCAATTAACAGAGGCAGAAAGAAAGGCAAAAGAAGCGGAAGAAGCTAGAATTTTTGCAGAAAACGAAACAAACAAAGCTATTAAGGCAGAGAAAGATAGAAAACAAACTTTATTTGGCGGAGAAATAGAGCAACAATTAAGAGAAAAAAAAGAATTATTGGGAGAGGCAGAAGATCCTGAAGAAATAGCAAGAAAAGAATTTTTAAGAAGAAAATTATTAGGTATGTAATGGAACAAGATAAAAATTTAATTGATGAATTAAAAACATTAAGCGAACAATTAGATAGTGAAAAAACTTATTATAGAGGCTATTGGGAAGATACGGCAAAGTATTTTTTACCTGATAAAGCTGGAGTATTTTTTAACACGGATAATTATGTTAGAAATGAAATTTTTGAGTTATACGATTCTCACTGCATATCTTGTTTAGATAATTTTGCAAATATATTAAATGGCACTTTAACAAATAAAGCCTCTATTTGGTTTAGGCTTGCTGTAGAAGATGAAGAATTAGCAAGTAATGATAATGTAATAAATTATTTACAAGATACTACAAAAAAAATGTGGAATGAAATTTACAATCCTGATTCTAATTTTGAAATTGCCCATTTTGAAAATTTAAGATTTTTTGCTTGTTTTGGTAATATTGCAATAAAAATAGAAGAGGGCAAAAATTCTATTTTAAATTTTGAACCTCTGCATATTAAAAATTATGTAATTGCTGAAAACGAAGAAGGCAAAATAGATACTTGTGTTATTACCCAATCAATGACCGCAAAACAAATTGTTAGTAAATTTGGAATAAATAATGTTCATGACAATATTAAAAAAGAGCTTAATATAAATAAATTTAAAAAATTTGAAGTAAAATATTTTATTTTTCCTCAAACAAATAGAGATCCAAGTAAAATAGATAGAGAAAATATGCCATATGTTGGTTATTGGCTTGATGCAAATAACGACTATATGATGAAACAAGATTTTTTTGAAAGTTACCCTATTGCATTTGGTAGAGGTACAAAAAATGTTGGTGAAACTTGGGGCACATCAAGGGCATTATTAGCTTTGCCTGATGCTAAAACATTAAATAAAATGGTGCACGACCATATGTTAGCAAGTGAAAAATCTTTAACTCCTCCTTTTATTCAATTTGTAGATTTTAAAAATCAAATAGATTTGTCTCCGGGCTCTTTAAACAGAATTGATAGCAACACTTATAGTGGAGAGGCACTTAAGCCTTTGTTAAGCAATGTAGATTATAGACCAGTTCTTGAATTAATTTTAGATAAGAAAGAAAGTATTAAAAAAATCTTTTTTCTTGATAAATTGACTGTTTTAGACGATCCAAGAGCTACCGCTACACAAATTTTAGAATTAAGAGCGGAAAGTTTTAGAATTATGGGTAGTTTAGCTATATCTTTGCAAGAATATTTAGAAAATATTTTAAATAGAGTTTTTCAAATACTTTGGAAAAGATCATATTCTAATATTAATTTTGAATTAAACGAAGGTGCAATTCTTAATGAACTTCCAATAGAATTTAATCAGCAATTACCAAAATTTAAAGTTGAATATATTAACCCAATTACTCAATCTCAAAAAAATAACGAAAACAATGCTATTGATGCGTTTATTTTAAATGTAATGAATTTAGCACAAGTGAACTCTGAAATTATTGATAAAATTAATTTTGATAAATTAATTGATATAAAAACTAACTTATTGCAAATTGATAATAGAATTTTAAGAAAAGATGAAGATGTAGAAGAAATTAGAGATGCAAAAAAACAAAATGCACAACGTCAAATTGAAAGCGAAAGAAACAATATTGATGCAGACACTTTAAACAAATTAAATAGATAATATATGGATTTAAAAGAAAAACAATTAGAGCAAATTAGAATAAGTGAAAAACAAAACCAAATTTTTAACAATGTTTTTTCTACTGAAAGCGGAAAGGAATTGTTAAATTATATAATGAAGGCTTTTTTAATCAATGGAGACTTAATTGCTAAACAATATACAAAAGACGATGTTTTAGCTTCTCATATACAAATTGGTTTAAAATTGGCTTTTAATTTTATTAACAACAATATTAACAAAAACAATTAATTTATGGAAGACAAAATTTTTCAACCAGCAACAGAACAAAATTTAAATCAACAGACCCAACCAGTTGTAGATTATATTGATTTTAACAAATTTTTTCCTGATGATGTTAGAAGCGATCCTGATTTTGCTAAATATTCGCAAAACTTTCCAAAAGATATAAATAGTTTAGCAAAAGATTATTATCATAAAAATAAACAATTTGGCAAAGCAAAAGAACTTGCAAAAGCAGAACTTCAAGCAGAATTAAGTAAAGAAAAAAATTATAATTTAGAAGATTATAATTATGAACTTCCAAAAGATTACGAATTAGAAGATAATACACTTAATGTAGCCAAAAATAAAGCAAAAGAACTTGGTATCGATCCAAAAATTGCTAAACAATTTATAGAAGAAATTATAAAAGCAGATCATCAAGAAGAATTAAAATTAAAACAGCAATTTAAAGAAGACGATCAAAGAAAAGCCGAAGAAATATATAATCAAAATAAAAAAATAAGAGATGAATTTAAAGCAGAGTGGGGTTTGGAATATGAAGCGAAAGTAAAAAGTGCAAATGATACATTGCAAAAATTTACAACAGCAGAAGAATTTAACATTCTTACTGAAAATTTAGATATGAAATCTCAAGTTATTTTATCAAAAATATTTAATAAAATACACGAAAGAATTAGCGAAAGTAATATAGGTATTATTCAAAAAATAGTCCCTACTGCACCAATAGATATAACTAAAGAATTAACTAATATTGATAATTTATATCAGCAAGGAAAGTTAAGTTGGAACGAACATATTAGTAAAAAATCAGAATTAAAACAAAAAGCACAAAATTCATTAATGTTTTAAACATTATATTTGACAAATAAATTTTTTATATTAATATTGATATTGATGCAATTGTCCGTAAAAGTAAAAGGTAGCTAAATATAGTCTTTTAAATAAAGGGTAGCAATAATCAAAATTGTTATAAAATAAATTTTTAAATTATGTCATTAAATTATCAAAATCTTGCAATAGCAAACACAATACAATTTAATAGAGAGTTTTACGAAGCCGTTCAATACGATACTTCTCAATTAGAACAACTAATATCTTCTGCAAATAAAAAAACATTAAAAGATAAATTTGGTTTAGTTAATTATATTGGAACAACCGAAGTTACTACAAAACAAGGCGAATATCAACAATCACAGCCTGACGCTTTAACTATTTCGCAAAGAGAATATAGATGGAGTTCATTTACAAAGCAATTGACTTATAGTAGAGATATTATTGCACAATCTGGGCAAACATTTGGGACTGAAGCATTTTTTCAAACTCAAAATATGACCGAGCTTAAAAATGCAATTGCAAGAGCAAAAGAAAAAGCTATTTTTGACGCTATTGCTGCCGAAACTATAGATATTAAAGGCAATAATGTTAAAGCCCCATTTAATATTTTAGGAACTGCGACTTTACGAAAAAAATATACAATTTGGGCGGATGCCGCTGGAGTATCTGCTGGCATTCCTGAAACAGAAACAGGGACAAAAACAGGTTTAACAGTAGAAAAAATTTTATTAGCAAAATCTTTAATGAGTTTAAATAATAAAAGCACTAGTTTTGGCAAACCTTATCTTCTTGTTACTGAAAATGAAAAAATTCAATTATTAAATGATGCAAAAGCAACAAATTTTGATTATACTAGTAAAAGAACTTTAGATGGAGGCAATATAGAAGAAATAGTTGGTGTTCAACTTATTACATTAGACCCTTCGTTTTTTAATGTAACTGGTTCGGTTGGCAATAAAGTAAGGGATTTATATATGATTACCCCTGAAACTATGGCTATAGTAAAACCTGAAGAACCTGTATGGAAAACAGGAGAAAATCCTGCCGCATCATTTCAACCAATAGTTCACCTAGAATTTAGTTATGGAGCAACTAGAATAAGAGATGAGCAGTTTTTAAGAATTAGAGCCGCCGTTAATCCAAACGAATTACCATATTCTTAAAATTGCTATATTTTTTAACAATAATTTTATATTTTTATGCCTATCATACACTCAACAGAAACTTTAAATTTTCCATATTTTTTTAATAACAATAAAACAGCTCCTGCAAATAATAGTAGTGCAAAAGTTAGTGTTATTACTGCATTAGTAAATATTACTGCCACAGATTCCGCTACCTCTACTTGGAAAATAGCAAGAGTTCCTTCTGCAACTTCTATACATCAAATATATATTGATTGCACTGCAATTACTGGAGGAACGGATTTTAGTTTGGGACTTTATAGCGTTTCTAACGACGTCAATGTAGAGCCCGCTCCAATTTCAGCAACATTATTTGCATCTAGTTTAAATTTTGCAACAGCTCAAAGAAACATAAATGGTTTAACTAATATTTCAGTAGCAAATGTTGGTAAATATTTATGGGAATTAACTGGGGAATCTTTAATAGAAAATCCTAATAAATTATATGATATTGTGTTAAAAGCTAATACAATCGGCACTACCGCTGGTTCAATTTCTTTTAAAATTGAATATAAAATTTAATGACATCAAAAACCGAAATTTGCAATTTAGCATTATTAAAACTAGGTAAAAATAGAATACAAAATATTGATACAGACGAAAGTCAGCAAGCTACCACACTTGCTTTAGTTTATGATATTGCTTTAAGAGAATTATTAGGTGAAACGGCTTGGGATTTTGCGGTGTTTCGACAAGTTCTAAATAAAACAACAGAAACACCGCTTTATAAGTGGGCTTATAAATTTCAATTACCAACTTATCCAAAATTTATTCGTTTAGTAGAGGTAAATAATAACCCAGAATACGAATTGGAAGGTGAATATATTTTAACAAATGAAAATGAATTAATGATTACTTATATTGGAGAAATTAGCGATGCAAGTAAATTTAGTGTAGATTTTCAAAAAACATTTATATCATTATTAGCTTATAAAATTTGTTTTGATTTAACAAACTCAAATGATTTAGAGGATAAATTTTACAAAGAATACATAACAAATTTAAAAAATGCTATGAATAATATTATTGGTTATAAACAAAAAAAATATATAGAAAATAGTTATTGGATTAATGCTAGAACATTATAAAAATGAAAACAAATGAAATACAAACCAAATTTAATGCAGGCGAGTTATCTTCAAATATTGACGGATTGGTAGATTACGAGCCGTTTTTTTATGGCGGTTCTTTTATAGAAAATTTTGATATACACCCACAAGGCTATTTATACCGCAGAAAAGGCACAAGTTATGTAAATGAGGTTTTGTATAGTTCTGTAAAAACAAGAATTTTAAAATTTATTTTTAATGTAGATGATGTTATTATTGTTGAATTAGGAGTTGGTTATTTTAGATTTTATAATAATCAGAGTTTAATTTTATTTACACTTGGAAACACTTTTGTAGAAACAGATTTAGATAATATAAAATACATACAAAAAGATGATGTTATGTATTTATTGCATCCGTTAAGAGGTGTTTTTAAATTAGTTAGAATTTCTAACACAAACTGGACTTTTAATTTATTAGATTTTTTTCGTGGGCCATTTCAAAAAGAAAATACAAATACTTCTTTAATTTGCGCAATTAATGCTCATGGCGGAGTTGGTACAACTGGTTTATTAACAACTAATTTTGCAATATTTAATGCAAATTATGTAAATTCATTATGGCTAATAAAAGATGGAGCAAATTATGCTTATCTCAAAATAACTGGTTATAATAGCCCAACAAGTGTTAATTATATATCCCAAAGTATTATACAAAGCACAAGCACAAATAAAAACTTATCTACTTGGCGAGCTGGCGAATATGGCTTACATAGAAGCTTTCCAAGAACATTTACTTTTCACGAACAAAGATTAGTTTTTGCTGGTTCAATTAATTCTCCTCAAAAAATATGGTTTAGTAAAAGTTCTGATTTTGAAAATTTTGATGAAGATGTTGGCGCTTTAAGTGTAGAGGATGCTTTTGATAGAACAATAGCAAGCAATACAAATGATAGTATTTTATGGCTATTTAGCGATCAAGTTTTAATTATTGGATGTTCCGATTCTATATGGATTGCAAAACCATCTAATAATTCAAGCGGTCTTTCTAATACAGATATTGGCTTACAAAAAAATATTGCTTTTGGCTGCGATACAATAGAACCAGTTTATTGCAATAATGCTGTTTTTTATTCACAAAGAGGTAAAAATAAATTAAGAATTATTAATTTTAGTGCTAGTCAAAATAAATTTTTTTCCTCAAATGTCAATATTAGAAACGATCAAATAACATATAGCGGTATAAAAAGATTAGATTATCAACAAAACATTACTTCTATTATTTGGGCTTTAAAAGAAAATGGGGAAATAGCAAAATTAAATTTTGAAGCAGACCAAGAAGTGCAATCTTGGTGTCGTTTTAAAACAAATGGGATTATTGAAGACATGGTAATAGTTCCATCAAAAAAAGAATACGATCAAATTTATTTAATTGTTAAAAGAACTATTAATAATAGCACAAAAAGATATATAGAGGTATTGCAACCAAATTTTGAATATGATAATATTAATTATTTGTATAGCGATTGTTCTTTAACTTATGATGGAAGAATAAATGCAATATTAACATTAACAGATACTACAGCTTTTTCATCAGTTGCGGTTTTTAATGCTAATAGTGTCGGTAAAGAAATACATAATTTAGAAATTAACGGAAGAGCAAAAATTATAACATATAATAGTCCAACTAGTGTTGGCATTGAAATATTAAGAGATTTTGATAAAACAATATTGCCAATTTATTCTTGGGGAATTGCAATTAATAAAATAAGTGGTTTAAATTATTTAATTAACACTTCCGTTGTTATTAATGGAGACGGAGCAACAGATCCAGGAGAAAAAATAGTAAATAGTTTAGGAGAGGTTTTTTTACAAAATTATGCAGTTATTATACATTGCGGTTTAAATTATCAATCTATTTTTACATCAATGCCAATTGAAAGCAGAAAATTATTGCAACAATTTGGATCTCAACAAAATAAACTATTGCGAATAAACGAAATTGCTGTAAAATTTTTTCAATCAAGAGGTGGTAAAATTATTTGCGATAATAATGTTGCAAATATTATAGCTAGAACTTTTAATGATGAAATTAATAAAGTGCCTAAATTTGCAAATGGAATACAAAAAATTTCTATAGCTGGGGAATGGGGGTATGATAGAAAATTTTCTATTGTGCAAGACGAGCCTCAGGCTTTAAATATTAAAAATATTAATTACGAATTAAATATATAATATGATATCACCTCCAATGTTATTTGCCATAGGAACTGGATTAAATGTAACTGCTTCTTTGCATCAAGCAAATATGCAAAAAAAAGCCGATAAAAGACAAATAGCTCAACTTACAGAGCAAGCAAGATTAATTGAAGCACAAGGCGAATTTGAAGCTTTAGAAACTGGCAAACAATTTGAAAAATTATTAGGAGAGCAAAAATTTAATATTGCAACTAGTGGTGCAGAACAGGAAGGTTCTGTTATAAATATTCTTGATAAAACATTGCAAGACAAAACTTTAAATATGAAAATGATTAGAGATAATGCGAAACAACAAGCAGATTATTTAAACAATCAAGCATTTTTATTAAGAAAACAAAGAAAGAAAAGAACAAGAAATGCTTTAATGAGTTCGGCTCTTAATACAGTTTCTTCCGGGATTAATTTTGGAATGCAATCTGGAATGCAAAATAATAGTTAAAATTTATGGTAAAAATACCCGAGTCTTACGGAACAAAAATAAATTTAGGAACACAGACTACTACGGCAGTTTTGCCAACTCCTGATACAAATCAAGATATTGTTGCGAGTGTTAAAAATTTAGGCGATTCTATTATGAATTTTGGTATAGGACAAGCTTTATTAGACAAAAAGGAACTTGCACAAAAACAATTAGAACACGAACAATTTTTAAAACAAGATAGAAAAGAATATGAAGATGCAATGTTTTTTGATGCTCAAGCTCAATTACAATCGGTGCAAAATGATGAAAAAATTAAATTTGCAGAAATTCCAGCTATAAATGGAAAAGAAATTGATAATGCAAAAAATAATGCTTTTGCAAATTATGATAAAATAGCCAAATCTGTTGCAAATCAATTTACAGATGATCCAAAATTATTTGCAAGAATAAACCAAGAAATTGAGAGCGAAAGAATTCAGTTTAAATATGTAATGGACAATGCCGTTGTATCAAAAAACAAAGATTATAAAACTAATGTGTTTTACAAAACAATGGATAATTATGAAAGACAAGTAGAAAAAGGTGCAAATTTTAATAAAATTAATAATCAAATACAAACATTGAATGCATGGGGTTTGCAATCAAACATTATCAATCAACAAGATATTAACAGGCAAAATCAAAGAATACAAGCAATTAACATAGAAAGACAAAAGCGATTTTTAGAAACACAAGAAATAAATAAAGTGTTAAGTGGAAGTGTTATTATAGATCCAAGCAATAGCGATGATAAAAAAATTGCAGAAATAGCGTTTGATAAAGCTATAAAACAAGGTTCTAAAAATGGAATAGGAATTTTTGCAACTGGCAAAGATTTTATAAAAAAAACAAATTATATTCCTCAAAAATATCAAAGTTTTTTATATTCTAATTTAATTGCTGGAAGCGATGAAAATAAAATTCAAGCGGCGCAATTTATAGCTACTTTACCCCCTAAATTACAAACTCAATTTAGTAATGAAAATTTACATTATGCAATAAATTTAACCAAAAATGTTTCACTAGGAATAGATTTTAAAAAAGCTATTGAATATACAGATGCACAACAAAATAAAAACAAAACATTAGATTACCAATTAAGATTAAATACTGGCAAAAATTACATTAAAAGACAATCAAATAATACAGAAGATAATGATGTTTTTAGTTATAAAAATATTGCAGAAAATTTGAATTTTAATCCGTCATCTTTTGCAACAGAATATGAACCAGCAACATTAAAATATAAAATAAGCGAAAATTTTAAAGATATTTTTTTAAGAGAGTTAGCTAATAATCCAGAATCAACTCCTGAAAGTGCTTTGGAAGTTTCAAAAAATATTCTTGCAGCCAAATATTCGCCAACAAATGTAGGTAGACCAAGAATAATGGAGTATTCGCCTGAAAGTTATTATAAAGATTTAAATAATGGAAATACAGATTGGATCCCAATGCAATTTGAAAACCTTTTAAAACAAAATAATCCAAAAATTAAAAATAGAAAAATTAATGATGAATACACATTAATTCCAATTGCCTCTACTACAAAAACTAATAAACCAGCTTATTATGTTATATATACTGGAGATGAAGAAAAAGTTGCAAATTTTGTTACGAAAAAAAATAGTAATCAAAAGTTAATTTTTGTTCCTGACTTAACAAAAACAGATTTTTATGCTAACGATAAAAAGTTAAATAGAACATTATTATTAGAAAAATATAAAGAAGATTATGACATTCAATAAACAAGAACTTTTATCTCCATTACAAACTAGTAAAGATATTTTTTTACAAAAAGAAAAAGAGCAAGAAGAATTAGATGCGATATATAATACTGCTAAAATGCAAGATGAAGAGTTTAAGAAAGATGAAGAACAACAAATATTGCAAAACCAACAAAAACCTAGTTTTTTAAATAAAGTTACAAATGTTGCTGAAAAACAATTAGAAGTTTTTAGTGCTTGGCAAGAAAGAGAAAATGGCTTAATAGGTATAATTAATAAAGCGGTAGAAAATTATGTATTTCCTGATGACCCTGATAAAGAAGAGCCTGATTTTAATATTGATAATTTTATTAATGAAAGAATTAAAAATACAGAATACGAACCTTATGCAAACACATTTTACAATGTAAAAAATAGATTAAGTGCGCAAAATAGATTATTAAAAATAGACGAGGAATTAAATAATAAAAGAATATTAGAAGAAGCTTCTTTGTGGTATACTATTCCTAGTGCTTTTTTAGGAACAATTACAAATCCAATTTATGCGGCAAATGTAAATTTTGCTGGTGCAGGGTTAGGAAGTGCTCTTTCAAGAGTAGGTATTGCTTCAGGTCTTGCTGGAATTGCCGAAATTGGTAATGAAACTTTATTGCAACAAACACAGTTAACTAGAAGTCGTAAAGAAAGTGAGTTTAATGTTTTATTTTCAATGGGAATTGGTGGAGTTTTTCAAGGAATAGTTGAGGGTTTTAAAGGTATTAAAAGTTCAAAAAAAGCCCAAGAAGTTTATGATCATGTAAAAGAACAATTTAAAAATGTTTATGATGAATTATTTGATAATCAATTAAAAAAAAATAATGTTAAAATAGAAAATGATGTTGTTGCTATTAAAAGTTTAAGTGCTGCTGCAAGACCACAAATAATAAAAATAAGTGAAGAAATTAATGAAATTTTTAATAATCCAAGCGAAGTATTTAGAAGTTTTCAAAATAAATATGCAGATATTATAAATAGTGGTGACGATCAATTAATAAGAGATAGTTTTGAAAAATTTAAAACAGAAATATCAGCTACTAAACCAATTGTA